ATATTATTATTTGATGGTTTAAATCCAGTGACTCCATCTCCAAAATATATTTCATAATAACCACTTGGATTTTCTTGTAAGTAATAAACTTTTGATGTAGAATCTACTCCTCTTAATGTTTCAAATTGAGTATATAAATCGCTTCCAGTAGATTCTTGATTTTCCTGTACACGTACGCGTAACGTACTCGTGTCTGCGTCGAAATCTGAAAGTTGAAATTTCTGATTTTCTATATCATTATCAACTCTATATCTTAATTCTCTTGAATCACCTTCAACTATTACAACATTACTAAATGTATATGTTCTACCAACTAAAGTAGCAGTTTGAGTTTCTAATACTACATATTGAAATTCATCACCAGTAATCTGTGTCGTGAGTTTTGTTCCTCTTGGTAATGTTAAAGTAGTATCTAATGTACCAGTAAAACTAGCCGGTGCTGTGACAGTAATACTTACAGTTGCTCTTGGAGATAAAACAGACCTTGCTGTATAACCTAAGAGTTTTGCTCTTGTGACTACGTTTCCTCTTATTTGTGCAGAATCTAAAAATGATTCGTTTAAAGAATAGTGGGCATTCATTGCATTATAATGAGTATTATAAGCTAATACATCTAATAATACATTTAATCCCGAGCCATCAAAATCGTAATCATTAAATTCTGATTGTTGTTTTAAAAAGTTTTTGAGATTATTTTTAATATCTGCAAAATCGAGTTCTGTTACATTTAAATTTGTTGCCATTTTATCTTAACCTTCTTAATACTATTTCTACACTATCTTGAGTGCTAAATTCTTTTATTGTGAAAAATACTTCTATAATATATCTATTTTTATCTACCACATTTGTAATATCAATACTATCTACACTTACTCTTGGTTCATACTTTTCTACACAAAATCTAATATTATCTCTTATTTGTATGTTAGTTAACATACCAGCTGGTTCGAAAAGTAATCCTCTTAAGTTAGCACCTAAATCGCTTTGAAACGGTCGCTCATAAAAATTACTTATAAGTAAATTTCTTACTGCATTTTTTACAGCAGCATCGTCTTTTAAAGGTATAATATCCTTACGTATTGGATGTATCTTTAATGACAAATCTAAATCACGGTATGGTTTCTTTTTAGAAACAACTCTTGCTTGTTCTAAATCTCCCGATATTTGCTTGTCGCCTGTATATAATCCTGCCATAATACTATTTATACTCTATGTAGTGACCGTTGTATTAGGAAGTTGATTTTGTACTGTATTTGCTACTTCCTCAATACCTGTTGGTAATTGAATTGTTTTTGGAAATCCTATTATAGTTAAGAAATCACAAAAACTAAATGTTATCCATTGTGTCAATGCTCCTAATCCTATTGCGTCAAAAAATGCTGTGACTTTTTGCATCCATGTTTTAATTAAATATGTTTGCCATTCTTCTTTAAATTCTCTTGCTCTTTTTAATAGTCTTTCTTTTTGAAACTCTGGTATTTCAACATTATCATCAAACTCTCCACCTAATAAATCTAATAAACTAAATCCAAATATTTGTACTTGTTCTAACTCTTCTAATGTCTTATCTTTTATTAAAGCTTCTAAATCTAAATTTTCTAGTGATGGTATACTAGGTAAACCAAGTGCATCCCATATTTCATCAAATAAATCTATAAGTCCAGTAAATCCACCATGTAATAATAAATTCATTTTCTTTGCTACTTCAGAACGTAAATAATGTCTTATTGATTCTTTTTTAAAGTCTGCTGTATCAAACTTTTCCCATACTTTATATTCATCTGGTATTAAATCATATATACTATCAATTTCTTCTAATTCTAAATTATCTAAAACACTAGATGGATTAGCTAAAAATTCTAATATGTCAAATGTAATACCAAGTACTGTGACATTAAAATCAATAGGAAATAAAGTATTAATAAGTTCTAATATTTTCTGTTGAACATACATTGGATATTCGGCAGATAAACGAGTAATAATTATTTCCCATTCAAGTTCTGGTATTTCAACCTTTTCAAATTTAGGGTCGTATATATCTAATATATCTTTCCTTATTTTTTCTAATTCTTCTTTTAACTCTTCAAACTCATCAATAGGATATCGATATATTTGCGTTATAATACCTTTAAAATAATTAGCTAAATTAGCTGGTGTAGGTAATAAAACATCCGGGCATTCTAGTGGTGGAACTTGAATAGTTGGAGCTGTCATTATAATATTCTAGTTTTCTTAACTGATTTTATTTCTATAGTACCATCACTCTTCATTTTAATGTGTGAATCTTTTTTACCATGAGTAATTCTTATTTCTTCTGAACCATCTTCATTATCTATTTCAATTAAGTGACCTGCTTTTGATTTATATACTTTATTATCTACAGAAGATTGACTTGGTATATCTTTATCAAAAGTTGGATTACCATCTTTGTCTACTTCACCAGTAGGCGTTTGAGTAGCAATTGAACCCATTACAATAGGGTCTTGAGCTGATGGTCCATCTCTAAAAAATCCTATAACCCATGAACCTACTTCTAAATGATGATTACCGCCATTTCCTTTCATAGATGCTGACGTGACTGGCATCATAACAGTAGCCCAAGGTAAATCATCATGAGATTCGAATCCATCATAATATCCATACGCGCATACTTTAACTCTATTTAATTTTAATGGGTCATCAATATCGCATATTGAACCTATAAACCAAGTAAACAAACCATTTTTAAATTGGTCATCTTGTCTATTCATCATATCATTATTCATCTTCTCTTTCCTGTTTAGTTATAAATGAATCTTTTTTAATTTTTGTTTGTATAAAATAGCCATCTTTAGTAAATTGATGTATACAACTTGACACTAAATACTTTCCGCTTAGTTCTTCATCGATATAATCTCTTCCTTCTTCCATTTCTTCTTGAATATCAGCTTGTCTTAAAATTTCTAATTCAATAATTTTACCTGGCGCAAAATTAAAATCACCAGGTATTTTAATTGTTAATTCAGTAGTATTTAAATTATTTAAATGAGCATTTCTTTTTAATAATTGTTTTTCACCTACAGCATCATGATAAGTATTTTTATCTTTACCAAATGCTAATGAATTTTCTGAAACCCAATGTTGTTTATATTCTTTAAAATCTTTTAAGAATTTTTTTCCAAGTGACATAAGTTCATTCATTGAATTTTCTGCATTTAATTTATTATCATTTATATCATTATATTCAAATTTTTCAATCTTTCTTGTTTTAGTAGCAATATCAAGTTTATTCATTATACTTCCAAATGTGCCTCTTTCAACAGCTTCAAATTTACCGGCATTACCAAGACTAATAACTTTAATAATTTTAGCTCTTTCTTCTTCAAATACTCCTTTTTCATCTGAATGATAAAGAGTTTCTTTAAAAAATGGATTCCTATTATATTTATGATATACATCTTGTTTTAATATTTCATTATAAGATGTCATGATTATTCCTTCTTCTACCGTTTCATATAGATAAACCGGTGTACCATTATCATTTGAATTTCTTAATAACCAAGATATAGCATATAAAGGGGAGACATTAGGATAAATACCTTTAACTGATAAATTTGTAGAACATCTCACATCAACTTCAGAATCTAAATGAGTTTTAATAATACTTTTAATTAAATTTGCACTAGTATTATCAAAAGGCTGATTTAATAATTTTGAAGGACTTAAGTAACCATGCTTTGTAATACATTCAAGAGTATATGCTTTTGATGAAGGTGTAGGTTCAGAATAATTATTCATTCCCCATACATAAACTTCCATATCAAATCTTTTTTCGCCACTATGCTCTTGTCTTATAATACTTAAATTAATTTTTTCATTAAATGAAATTTTTAATTCATCTGGTAAATTAGCTGCATCTTCAATAAAAATTCTTACATGCATTCCTGTACGATGTAAGCCTTCATGAATTTCTATATTATGAATAGTATTAAGTAAACTAACTTCTTTACCAGTATTTGTAGTTATTATAGCTTTTTCTATTTTAAAAGCTTTAGGAGTGATAACTATTCCGTTTTCACTAACTGTATTAGCAATATAACTCATCGTTTAATTAATTCTTTAAATCTTCTTACAAAATCATTGATCGAATTAGGAGCAACAACTCTTATTTTTGACCTTTCATCGTTTTCTTCTATGATATGTTCTCTGTTTGTTACATATGATAAATGTATTGAATCAATACCACCTACAATATGGTCAGCATTTGTGACTGGTTTTTTATTTGTATCGATTGTTTCGTAATAATAGTATGGCGCTTCTGAATATGGATATACATTCCATGTTGATACTGAATCTTCAGATGTTTGGCCTATTACTAATTCAGTTGTTGCATTACCTGTTGACTTTCCTATAAATGCTCCACCAGTTACGTTTTGTATTACAAGTTGTGATAAGTCGGCATTTTTTAATTTAAGAGTACCAGATGCGCCACTTGTCGCACCAGTAATTGTTTCTCCTAAAGTAAATCTTCCAGATAAACTATCTCGATGGTCTGTTATTAATCCATCACTATCACGTATAATCTCAGGATTTGTTTCAATTACATAACCTTCATATTCTTTTGCAATATAATCAAATAAATCTTCTTGACTCATTGGCCAAGCTCGATATCCATCATGTAAATGGTCATTAATAACAAAAAATGTCCAATAAAACATAGTAGTACCGTATAGTCTTTGTGATACTATATCAGGTCTTTCACCATTTTTTATTTCATAAAATTTATAACCACTATAATTGTCTAAAAATGTAGGTAATGGTCTTATACTTCTAAATAAATCGACCATATTTTGTTTGACACCAGTACGATTAAAATCGTATTCTACTTTTGGAAATTGCTTAAAAAAACTCATGCGTTATCTCCACTTGTAATTGTACTATTAATACCTTTTGCAAATCCGTCTGATTCTAAAATTTCATTATCATCAACAGTTCCATCTTTTGACCTATATAAATCATCACGTGTTAATACTCTTTCTTCTTGGAATGTTAAGTTTAAACTTAATTCTATAGGTGCACCAGTACCTTTATGCATTGCTGTAGCTGTTTCATTATATATTGCTTCAAGGCTTGTTAAATATGAAGGTTTAATATTTGGCATATATTCATTACGTCCGCCTTCAGAATAAAAGGTGATATCACATAATGGTGGATAAATTAAAGCAACTGCTCCGCCTCTTTTTGGATATAAAAATTTTCTAAATGTTCTTTCAATATTTCTTATTTGGTTTTGTTCTTTTGCACTTTCAGCAACTAATCTGAATGAAAATGAAAAACTTCTCACATTAGTACTTTCATATGCTGTTCTTGTATATGGGTTTGTAGCTACTCCAGCTCTTAACGCTGCTCCACTAGTTAATTTATCAATTGAGCTACCAGGTGTTAATAGTTTATCTTTTCCCATAAGACCTAAAGCCGCTGTATCACCAGCTGAAAATAATTTACCTTTTGCTAAATTTTTTACAAGTCCAATTCCACCTTGTATTGTACCTATATTCATAGAGGTGTAATTTACTGAATCATTTATTGAAACTCCTGGAGGTTGATATAAAAATATTGCAACCCTATGAGTGCCATTAGAACCAGCAAATCCAAATTTCATAAATGGTAAGCCTGTTTCTTCTGCTGTACCATTTAAATCTAAAGGATATTGAAAAAATTGGTCAGATGTTAATTCATTTCTTGGTAAAATAAATCCATCTAATGCATCTACAATGTCCGAAGAAACTTGTTCAGCGCGCTGTTCCTCCAGTTTTTCTTTATCTTTATCTTTTCTTCCCATTTTAATCCTTATAAATAAATATTTACTATAGAGTTATTTATATGAGTTATAAAGGTAGATACACATTAAAAAAGCCAGAAAAGTACATAGGTGATGCTAATAAAGTCGTCTATCGTTCTTTATGGGAGAAACAAGCATTTAAATGGTGTGAAAACAATCCAAAAGTAAAAGGATGGAATTCAGAAGAAATAGTTGTACCATATAAATCATCAGTAGATAAAAGATTACATAGATATTTTGTTGACCTATTAATACAAATGGACGATAAAAAGACATATCTTATTGAAATCAAACCAAAAAATCAAACACAACCTCCTAAAAAAAGAAGCCGTCAAACTAAAAAATATATTAATGAACAGTTAACTTTTATAAAAAATCAAGATAAGTGGGAAGCTGCAAGTCAGTTTGCTGATTATAAAGGTTGGAAGTTCCAAGTATGGACAGAAGAAACTTTAAAGAATTTAGGCATAAAGATACTTTAATCTGTTATAAAT